AGCTAATCACTCCCTCACATAGCGACCCATGATCCTTTTAGGCATGGAGTTGGTCCTTATTGGATCAGCTGTAGTCGCGCTAGGGTCAGACTGGCCAAATAAGCTGTCTGCCCTCATGCGAATGTGTTCCGGCACTCCTGACGTTAACTCGGAGCTTGCCAGAGACGCATTTGCGAACGCTGTGCTGCCCCCTCCTCATCTTGTCGAGGGGCACACTCACCCCAGCGCTGCTGCTAAGCGCGCTTCCGCGACCCTCTTGGCTCGTGACATGGCAACCAATTTAGGAGTCGAAGTATACTCTATTGAAATGTCAAAGTCCGATCAAAGACACGGTCTACGCGGGTGCCGCGAATGGCGCTGGGCAAAGGACACCAACGTCCAGAACAGAAATGATCTCCCCAAGAGTGACGATCTGGTATACATATGTGATGTGGATTATTACATGGATATGCCGGACCTGTTGACCAAGGGTGAGAAACCTGTGCTTATCTACAGTGTAGTTCCCGAAGCTGCGGCTTCTAATACGGTCGATGACTCCTCATTCACTTTTAACAGTAAAGGGGAGCTTGAAACGACCGTCGCCGGTGGTGGTTTTTACCGCCATCATTTGTGGGACTATGCTGGCGATTCGCTAAAGGTTGTTAAGCGTGTTTGCGGGATCCCAATCCGTACTGTCACCTACTCCATAGAGAGGCGCCAGGTCGGATACAGCCGCCAACTCATACTTCTCAGCCCTATTAAGGTGTTCTGGAGCTTCTCCGCAGTCGTAGCCAACTGGTTAATTGCCGGTAAAGAGCTTGAGCGCTTTGACCCCATTGTAAAGGGCAAAGACGGTTCGCTTTTTATTCGGTTTAAGGTGCAAGCCTCAACCGGTGCTTACTACACGACAGCGCGCCCTGGCAACTTACTCGTCGCTAATATCAAAGCGGATATAGACGAGGCTATTGCCACTGTAGCGCGTTTAGGCACAACAAACCTCCAACTCCCCACGACTGCATCGTGGGTCGGCAAGGACGAGAGACAAGCCGCCGCGGTTTTGACCGAGTACCATCGATTGGTAGTCGGCGCCAAAATCCCGACAGTTTTCCCCGTTTCCATAGCCGTGAGGGCCTATGCGTTTGAACCTATTACGTTTTCACAGGACGAGAACCCCAAGGTGCAGGCATTTATGTCTCCACTCGTGCACGAGGCTTTTGCCGTCGTGCCGAACGCCGCCGCTGAAAGGCAATGCGTCAAGGGACGGATCAACGACCTGAAGAAACCTGAGCCGAAGCTCACTCCATTTATCCAGAGAGCGATAGAGGAGTTTGTAGCTGAAGTAGTGAATGGATGTTGCCTTGAACCTGCAGGTGTTGAGGAGATTATTCAAAAACAACGGCGAGCCCAACAACAACAGTCGCTTAAACGCGCTGTTGTGGCTGGACCTTTCTTCCAAAATCGCTTACTAGCCTTCATTAAGGGTGATGCGGTAGCTAATCTTAGCGATCCGCGTAATATATCAACCTATAATGATCGGGATAAACTAGAGATGGCTCAATTTGCCATGTCTCTAGCCGGTCACATGAAGCAGTTTGAGTGGTACGGACCGGGAAAGAATCCAGTTGAGATCGCCCAACGCGTCGCGGACATTTGTTCCGACGCGGAGACGGTCAATGTCTCGGACTACCACCGCATGGATGGCACAATCACCTACTTATTACGTAAGGTTGATCGTGCAATCTTCATGGCGGCTTTTCCGAATCATAGGCTCGCTTTGAATGAACTCTTTAAGACCAACGCAGATAATTACGGAGTCCTCCCAAAAGGGACGACGTATGAGCAAGGATCATCGCACGGATCTGGATGTTCCGCTACAAGTGTTAGCCAAACTATCCGAGCTGCTTTCGCAGCGTATCTTGGGTACAGAAACAAGTACCGATCAGTCAAGCCGGAGCTTAGCCACAGAATGGCCTTTGATTCCCTCGGAATCCATCTTGGTGATGATGGACTCGACGCTGACCTGCCAGTATCAAACCTTAAATGGGCTGCCAGGAGTGTTGGACTCGTCCTGGAAGCAGGATCTGTCAGCCGAGGGCACAGAGGGGTCAATTTCTTGGCTCGCTTTTACTCGCCAGAAGTCTGGAATGGTCGTGTTGACAGTATGTGTGATGTCAAGCGCCAACTCGGAAAACTCCACGTTACGCTACGCATGCCTGATAGCGTCACGCCTGGAGCTAAACTGGTGGAGAAGGCAATGGGATACGTTGCCACCGACTCAAATACGCCCATCATCGGAGCGTTCTGCCACAAGGCAGTGGCAACCTCGAGTGCTGAACTCAAACGAGTCAAGCACGGGGTTGCGAGTTGGTGGTCACAGTTCGACCAGTCAGTTCAGTTTCCCAATGTCAATGATGATGGCTGGATGGACACAGAGTTTTCTGTGCAGTTTCCAGAGTTCGATCGTGACATCTTTGGTAGCTGGCTCGAATCGGTCAAAACCGCTGACCAGTTGCTGTGTGCTCCCGTATGCGCTGAACCTAAACGACCAAACGACAGAAATGTTGACGTCGTTGTTGATGGTGATGTACAACATGCGGTCGAGCCACCAGCTTCTGAAGACCCCCCCGCGCCTGACAAGCAAGATAAGAAAGACACAGGAACACCAGATGCCTCAACCACTCTCAAACGAGAGTCCTCGAGGAAGAGGAAGGCTAAGCGATCGCAAGACGCTAGCCAACCCCCATTGGAACGACTCGTTCCTCCGCCCAAAAGCCAAGAATATGGTAGTGGCGGTAAATCGCCAAAAGCGAAACGAGCACCCAAAGGAAAACCCGCTGAGCGCCAATGGCGCAAAGTTGGGCCCAAAACCACCAAAAGCAGCATTAAGCAGTAGTGTTTTGGAAGGAGTCGCATCGCTAAATATTAGTGATGTGTAGTGCGCATCC